TGCATAGCACGAGCAGAGTGTTTCCCACCCATCTTTGCTTTTGCTCTTGCCTTTGCCGCAGCCCACTTCTTGGGATCACGCTTTGTAGCAACTCCTGATTTCTTTTTAGCAGCCATACTTAACGAGCACGACCGCCACGTTTACGTTTGACCGCACCACCTTTAGATTTATATTTAGTATTTTTCTTAGCCATGCCACCAGCCATTCTACGAACAGTGCCACCTTTAGAACGATATTTAGTTTTTTTCATCATCTTTGCTATCCTCCGCATAAAGATTATTAAAAGTAATATTAGGATTCATATAACTATTATCTATTTCTGCTGAGTGAACATACTGACTTGGCGTGAAGTCTGGAGCACCTTCTCCAGTAACCCACAAAGCAGGGTTTGTTACTCGTACTCTATTATTTGGTAATGCTACAATATTTCCTGTAAACTCTCCAGCATCTATTAGTTCTAGCACATGTGACTGTTTATGTTGTGCTGGATCATCTGATATATAAGAGTCGGTGTAGTCTACTGTAAACATATAACGTCCTGTATAAAACTCTCCATTTATTTTACAAAGCCACGGACTAGATGAAACTCTATCCATAACTATTATAGCATGATTTCTAGAAGAACAGTCCCAAGGTTGGACAAAATGTGTTGGCATTAATTCAGGCCATGCATCTAATCTTGTGTCTGCTACCAGTGCAGCTATTGGCATTCTTGCCCACATAGCTCCACCGTGTATGTTATCTTCTTCATCACATCCAGTAAATACAACTTGAAAACTTAATGATCTGTCTGGTATTGTATTTACTGCTATTGCTAAACCGTGTAAGTATTCTCCTTGATATTCTTCATGATTACTTGTAAATTCTTTTCGCACCCAACATTTAAAATGAGGAATGTTTGACATTAGGTAGGGCATTTAGTTTTAGCATCTCCATCGTTTACGTGCTTGTCTCAAGCGGCTATTGGGATTCTTAGCTGCTTTTGGAAATTTTTTCATTTGCCCCGCTGATCTTGCACAGAAAGATTTACGTCTTGCTGCACGTTTACCTGTTGGATTTGACTCTGTTACTGCTGTTTTTAATTTAGAGCCGGGATTCTTTCTTCTATAAGCTGCAACACCTTTAGCAGTCATACCTGCACCAGACTTAGTAGGACGTTTATGACCACCTCCTATAGTAAGTCCTTTCATTCCTGTACCTTTTCTTTTTCTTTTACGTACAGCCATTATATCGCCCTTGGTTGATAGTTATACGGATTACGTTCTATTACAGACCCACCTCGTTTTCTATTCTCTTCTTCTCTAGCTAAAGGTTTAGATGCTCTAAGTGGAGCCGCAAGACCTACTTCTTTTAAAAGTCTAGAATAATCTGGATTACTAGGTTCTATTTTTGCAACAACTTGCATTGTATAAAATTGTGCTTTAGTCATTCCTTGTGGAGTTTTAAGTTTAGTATCTATTAATTTTGGATATTTTTTTAATAAATCTTTTTCAACTTTTTCTGCTCTAATCTTTTTAGCTTTTTGTAAAGCTTTTTCCGATTTAGCAAGTCCTTTTGAAACACGCTTAACACTACCTTCTTTCTTTAAAAAATCTATTGGTATAGGGGTAGAAACACTTATCATTCTATCTGCAAGTGGAGCTTTTAAAGAAAGTCTTTGATTTGTTAATGGAATTTTAGCATTAAATAAATCATTTTCATCATTTACAAAAGAAACACCAGTACCATCTTTTTTTATAGCAGATGTGTAATTAACTCCACCAAGTTCTATCGCATCTGATTTAATAGTTCCTTCTACAATAGCTGGTTTACCTTTTAATACTTCTGTAGGATTTTCAACTCTAACATTATTTTCTTGTAATGCTTTTAAAAAATTTTCATTAGATTTTTTACCTGTAAATTTTTTTCCTTTAAATACATCCTTTTTTAAACCAGTCGCACTATTTCCTCCAAATATTTTTCTTTTAAAAACAGCATTGTCTAAATTACCAGCAGCTTGTGTATTAGTTCTACGAACAGTCATTCTATAATTTTTATTTGGATTTACATTTTGAGTTTTTTTCATTTGATCAAATACAGCATTAAAATCTTCTTTACGCAATCCTGTAGATTCACCACCTACTTCTTTTAAAATTTTTGTATATTCATCAGGATTCAAATTACCAAAACCTACCTCATCTATACCTTCAATTCCTCTACGAAATTTAGAAGGATTACTATATTGATCTGCAAAAAGAGTACTTTGTCTGCCTTGCCCTGTACTTATTTTACCGGGTGATGGAGGGTTCTCTTCAGGTAACTTCTCTAAAATTTTTTTACCTAGTTTTGATTCACCTAATTTTGATTCAGCTAGTTTTGATAATAATGTATCTTTATTTAAATCTTTATCTTCTAATAATTTTTTTAAATTTTCTTTAGCAACTTTTTGATCAGCAACTGATATACCTTCTTCTTTAAATAATGCTCTTGCTTTTGGAGAATATCTAGCTTCTATAATATTAGCTAATCCTTTTGTAAAACCTTCTCCTATACCATATGGTTTTCCTATTTTACTACCACTGTAAAAATATTTAAGATAATTAGGAAATTGAGGTAAAGCTTGACTTGCTGCTGCTTTTAAACCAGCTTTAGTTACACCTGCTGAAGGTACAAAAGGTATTAAACCAGCAAGAGCTAAACCTATATTTAATGCACTAGGATCTTCTTTAATAGCCATAACATCAGCTACACCACCAGCAATATCTCCAACAATAGGAATTGGTGCTGTTAAAAGAGCAATCTTATCTTGAAGCGGCATATTCTCATATATGTCTGCTCCAGTAGATAGTAAACCTTTAATGCCTGTAGAGTCATCTCTTTTAATATCAGCAGGTAACGGCTGGACATCTCTTTCAACCGCTTTCATTCTGCTAGATATATTTTCTCTACTGTCTACCATATTAAACTTTTATATAAGTATCTTTATATTTTTCAAATAGATAGTAACATAGGTCAGCCCAATACACTTTAAAGTCTGTATAGTCTTCACGATTGGGCTTTACTATATCATAGTTTATTTTACTACTGTCAATATCTACAGCCATTAATACATCTTATCTGAGTAAGTAGCATTGCCAAAACCTTTTATAGCTTTACCTACGCCACGAACTTTACCACCCATGTTACGTTTAACTTGACCGCCATATTTATTATTGGAAAATGCTTCTTCACTTGAGTCTACTTCAATAACTCCAAATGGTGTTTTAACTTTACGTACACCACCTTCCATGCCTTTTTCACCTTTCATACCTACAGCACCTTCGACATATTCTTTAATAGTCATTGCGTCATCTTTAGGTTTAGCTTTAGGTTTATCCATTTTAGGTATAGCTCTTGAAGGTGAGTAGTCAACCTTTGTTCCAGAAGGAGGAGTTGGTTTTCTTTTAGGTGTAGGAATATCGGGTCCAGCAGCTTTAGCCATATTCTTTTTACGTAAACCTTCTAGGCCACCTACCGCAGCAGCACCACCAACAGTTATAGCTGTTCTTGCTACATCTCCTTTTGTTGGTCCTATTTTCTTTTTAGGTGCAGTAGCTTTTGTTACTGCTCCACTAGGTTTCTTAGCTACTGCTCCAGTAGTCTTTTTAGTTACTGCACCAGTAGGTTTCTTAGCTACTGTACCAGTAGGTTTTTTAATCAGAGCTTTTGATTTTACTGGTACTAAAGCATCTCCGGGTTTAGCTTTATCTATTTTTTTCTGTGTCGGAGTTTTAGGTGGCTTACGTGCTGCACCTGTTTTAGTTTGTACAAATGGTTTAGAACGTGCTGCTAATTTATTAGCATCTTTAGCACTTATTCGTTTTGCTTGAGAACCTGCTTTTTTAACAGCAGATTGAGAGGCTTTTTTAGCAACACCTTTGTTCATTAACATTTTAGCAACTTTAGGTGCTGCCATTCTAATTAGCGAACCTATTGCTATTGGAACTAATTGTATCATAATTAATCCTCCACCTTAAAAGATTTACCTTGAGTGTAGTCTTCATCTACAACCACATCTTGAGGTGGTCCTTTTACATCTGGACCTTTACGTGCTGCACCATAGCCTTGTCCAGTAGGTCTACCTACAACCTCATCTAGATTAGCTGGATATCTTAAAAGTGTGTATGGACCCCTCATTTCTTTCTCCTTTTCTTGCGAGCTTCACTTAAAGCAATCGCTATAGCTTGTTTTCTTTTTGTAACTTTTTTTCCAGAACCACTTTTAAGTGTTCCCTTTTTATATTCTTTCATTACCTTTTTAACTTTAGGTTTACTTACCTGTTGTCTAATACTTGATCTATTAGTCATCGTACATCATAGATACAATTTGACCACCTGTCATAGCAGCAACTACAGGTTTCTTTTTACGTAATGCTTTAAAATCACTAGCTTCTAATTGACCATCTTTATTTACATCTAATTTTTTTTGTTTAGGTGTAAGAGGTTTTTTCTTTAAATTCTTTTTAAGTTTTTCAATATCTTTTTTTTCTTGAGGTGTTTCAGGTTTATTTGGATCTCTGTATTTTAATGGTGTTGGCATAATAATTCTCCTATGATGCTCCTTGTTGTATAGTATTGGGACCACCAGCAGGTGAAGCTGCAACAGCCATATCATCCTGTCTAGTACGTCTAGATTGATTACGTAATGCTTGAACCTGTTCTACATATTGCTGCTGCCAAAATGCAACTGTACTCCAATCTTTATTAAAAGCTGTAGCTTCTGCCAAGCAAGCATTAAATAATGCATTATAACAATATTCACTAAAGTAATTAGAAGTTGTTACACTTGTACCTGTTGCGGATGCAAGAGCAAGTGGTTGTGATTGAGTTTGTATTTCAACAGTTAAAGTAGAAACTGGTGTTGGTACTATCTTAATTGTTGAATTATTCTTTCTTGTATAGTATCTGGGTGTACCAGTTGATGCACTTACAGGCCAATAGTCATTGACATATTCAATAGTTCGTGGTAATAGATTAGTAATACTTGTACCAGAACTTACTTTAAAGTTTACATTACGAATTACACGTACACGATCATTTAAAGATATTGCCCCTGCATTACCAGATGAAACTGAAACATTTGTATACTCGTCTAATCCAAAGTCATCTAAGTCTTTTATTAATTTAAACTCTGCTCTTTGAATAAACTTAGGAATTTGATTAGCAAACTCAGTGCTATCATTCTCAGTTGTATTAATAATGTCAGACTTTAGATCAGAGTATGTAGGCATATTAACCGCAGAATACTGTTAAACTCGCACCATCAGTCGGTGCAGAAACTGAAACGACACCGTAAACAGCAGTGCCAAACTCACTAATATAAATATCTGTTGCTTCTCCAGCAGCTACATTAAATTGAATAGCAGCCCCTTCAGCAGTTTTATTTGTTGCTTGTCTCTG